GGTCTTATGAACCTCCCATACAGCGTCGTCCAACTGTGTGTAATACGCACAATTGTTCAACGAAACAGCAACATCACAAAGAGACCTTCTGAACTCCTCCAAGTGTTCCCAATCCTTGATGTGCTTAGCGCCAAGTTTCGAGATCAACTTTAGGGGATCGTAATACACAATGCATCCTCTGTCGTGATGTATTACATACCTTCCGCAAAAGTATCCATACTGCTTTTTAAACAGTTTTGCTTCAAAGTTCCACATGAGATTCGCGGAGTGCTGTACGTCCGGAAACTCACAACCCTTCGGGAAGTACAGCAGACTATCATCGCCGCAGAAGGCTCCCTTGATTATTTTTTCCATCGGAAGCATCGAAGCCAAGCATGCAGCAATGATCACAGTGTTTCCGATAAAAGTTGTAACATCCCCGCTCTTTCTTTGATACCAGATGCAAGTCTTGATACCTGCGGTATAATCTTTGAGGGTGGTCTTTCTATGCCCTTGTTTCCAAACTTCACTCAAGAAGTCTTCAAAACCCAACCTTCTCCAGATCTCGTATTCTACTGCACAGTGGAATTCATTTTGAGATTTGTCATACTTTGATATATCCAGCTCCAAGACATCCATCGGTACATGACTGTCGAGATCTCCAAAGAAATCCTCAATCTGCGCCGGTGTCTTTCTTGTGAAGAACAAAAATCTGCTTGAATCAACACTGTCCAGTAATTGCCTAGTAAGCTCACTAAACAACGGGCCAAAAATTGCGTTGATCTTTTTTGAATGGTACACAATTGTCTGCAGAGCCGGGTACTCCGTTTGGATTGAAGTATCCAGTTTCTGCTTTGGTTGTGCTTTGATCATGTGTCTGTACTGATCAACTGCTGGCAAGTCCACAAAATCAAAATCGGCCAGCTGGCCTATCGTTACCTGTTCCTGCTTTTCCAACCATCTATTGAGAGACTCTCTATTGAACAAAGAAACATTTTTATTTGGTTTTCTTTTTTCTTTAAGTAAATAACTGTCAAAAAATTTATCTACAACTAAGGATGCAGTATTTTCGATATCAATGATACCAGACAACTCGGGTGCGTTAAAGTTCCTTTTAATCATCGCCACCAAATTTTCCAATAGTCCAGTCTGGCGTGGCATTTCTGCCGCCGTTCGTACCATAGGTATTAGTGGTTTGACCTGATCTTTAGGAGCAGCAACAGACTTAGACATATCCAATATGCAATCTTTGACATTCAACGAAATGTCAGTCAACCTCATGGTAACAGCATCATAATTATTCAACATGGTGCTGTTACCTGGGAGACACTTATCATAGTAAAACTGCATATCAGAAATGTCACCAGTCTTTGGTGCTGCCACAAAGAGATTAGAACCTTTGAACACCGAGTCGATCTGTAATTGCTATTGTGTGCCTGCATCGACCTTATACATATCTAACAAGTACGAGCTAAGCTTCTCTAAATCTCTAATTATGCTGACTAAAGGATCCATAACAACAGTGTAGTACTTGAGCGAACAAGTGTGCCTTGACAATGCAACCAAAACATGTGGGCTATTTCCTGCAATGATTGAGACTGGTGTAGGGGTCAACCTAACTAGTGAAACATCAGAGTACGTCTCGCCTTGCACTTCATGCACGGTGTGAACATCTGAATACCCTCTCGAAAGCAAAGCTTCCTTATCTGATTGGGTAAAGGTCAAGATCTTGCCATGCAAAGGTTTTGAGATTGGATTGATCACAGCGGCTCCGCTGACCATCTCCTGCGAAACAGACTTCTTAACTGAAGAAGTGCTCATAACAAAGCCCTCATATCTGCTGTTCAGATAATGTGTGACATCAGCCGGACAACGGAGAGTAGTTCTGCGCGTCTCGACCTCGTCAACTTCCAATTTGGCAAAGTGGGCGGGGTACGGAAATCCTGAAACTCTGTTGATGTACGGGATCTGCTGTGTGTCTCCATAAACATATGCAATTTCGCACATTGACATCGCCACAAGAAAATTAACACAACCAGTATGCAACATCAATCCTTCATCAATGAATAACCTCTTGAACTGACAGCGCGTGGATTTCCCAAAATTCATCATGAAAGAATCAACGGTTCTAACGTTGTCCTTCGTGGCCACAATAATCCCTGAGGAATTCGCACGCCTTCTTATCATTTCCGCGGCTTGTTTTCCAGGTACTAGAATCAGATCCTCGTCAAAGTTAACTCTGGAGAGGATTTCTTTAGTTTTCCCACAGCCCGGAACTCCGTCCACAAGAACGACCTTTGCACTACTGACATGCGGTTCTCCGTCTCGAAGCAGTTTGCGCAGAGTTCTGAGTTTCGCCATGTCGGAATAAACAACAGACTCAGAGCTAACAGCCACTCTTCTCCAATCGTCGCATGTTATTATACCTTGCTCATCATATTCCAAAAGTGCCACATGGTACCTCCTCGCGTGGGTTTCAACAACACCCCATGCGTGACTCTTGGCCGTTGGTTTAATTAACCACTTCCTAGATGCAACATCCAAAACTCCAAACTTTTGACGGGTTTCAAGGTCAATAGCAGCTGTATCTTTGAGGATCTTGACAAGATTCGACACCGCAGCAGATAGTGATGCTACCAGGCTATCGATAAAGTTTTTCATTTGCTGAACTTTA